GATGTTAGACAGGCTTCCGCCTTCTCTGCAATTCTTGACGTTACAACTTAAGGATCTGGAGGGGTCGGCAACGGCCCCTTTCTTTTTATGAAAGTATTTTTAACACGCAATACCGCCGTCAAGGGTCAGCACTTAGGGGCGGGTGAAGTGCATGAAGTAACCGACGCTGACGCTGCTTTTCTGATACGACAAGGCAAAGCAACAGAAGCTATCGAAGCCCCTGCTTGTCCACCTATTAAACCAAAAGTTAAAAAACTAAGAGTTGTGGAAGACAATGGCGCTTAGTGACGATCTTGACGGATTCTTCTCTGATTTCGCTGTTGATGTATCTAGCGGCGGAACAAGTGGGAAAGGTATTTTAGATGAACCAACAGAAGTGGTTGCTGGTGATCAAGTTATTTTCGTAGACAGAAATGTATTAGTAAAAAATTCTGATTTTGGAACTCTTGTTGGTGGCGATGCAATAACTGTAGACGGGGTGAATTATAAAGTTCGCACAAATTCAAAAGAATTAGACGGCCTTACTTGTCAAATCTCATTGGAGAAAGTTTAAATGGCCTCAAAAAGGGAAGACATATTAGACGCAATTAAAACAGCATTAGCGGGAACTGTTGGAGTCTCTACGAGGATTTATAGATCAAGAACTATTCCACTCGCGCAAAGAAGCCAGCTACCTAGTTTGATTATTGAATGGAGCAATGACACTCCAGAGCAAAACACGGCCTTGCCTACTTTGGACTGGGCTTTATCTGTAACTGTAACTGTGCTTAGTTCTGGGGATGTACCCGACGAACAGGCAGACGCTACCTTAGTCAGTATGCATAGCAAAATAATGGCAGATTTAACTTTAGGCGGAGAAGCGATAGATATTCAACCAAGCTCAGTTTCTTTTGAAGCGATTGATGGAGACAGCCCCATTGGAGTTACTAGCTGTGAATACATCGTTTTATATAGAACTGAAGTTGATGATTTGACTCAGTAATACGGCAACATAGCGTAGGCAGGTTAATATGAATACATATTGTTTTAACTCATTTGGGCTGTGGCATTATTATCAAGATCTAGGCTGATTCAAACAAAAATTGAAAGCAGCTCAGGAAGCGATTCTTCACCTGCGGGCACAGATGCGCTATTAGTAAGAAGTTTAGACGTTACGCCTCTGGAATCGGAAACAGTTTCAAGGGATTTGATTAGGTCTTATATGGGGAATAGCGACCAGCTCTTAAGTAATGTCAGAGTGGCTTTGAATTTCGAAGTTGAGGTTGCGGGATCTGGAGCCGCCGCGACCCCTTCAAGAATGGATAGTTTGTTACGTGCTTGTGGCCTTTCTTCGACTACTACAGGATCAGCAATTACAGGATCATCACAGGCAGGATCAGCAGGTTCTATAACTCTTGCTTCAGGTGCTAGCGCGACAGATGATTATTACGTTGGCATGACAATCACCATAACTAGCGGAACAGGTAACGGGCATAAAGGGTTAATTGTTGATTATGTAGGAAGTTCAAAAGTAGCGACAGTAAAACCCGGCGGAACAGCAACATTCGTACCCGGATCAAGCTCAGGTTATTCAATTAGCGCAAACGTAAAATATTTACCAATATCAACAGGGTTTGAATCTACAACGATTTATTTCAATAACTCAGGCGTTTTACATAAGGCGGTGGGCTGTAGAGGAAGCGTGAACCTTTCATGGGGATTAGGTGAAATTCCTACCTTTAACTTCTCCATGACTGGGCAGTATGTGGCCCCGACAGATACGGCTTTACCTACAACCGTTTATTCTGCACAAACGACCCCCGTTTTATTTAAAGCAGGTAATACCGTTGCTGTTTCTGTAATGGATTACGACACTGCCAAGATTTCAAGTATCAACGTCGATCTGGCTAATGAAATTGTTTATAGAGAGTTGGTTGGTGGATCTACTGAAGTGCTTTTAACCAACAGAGCGCCAACAGGTGAAATCGTTATAGAGGCCCCAACAATCGCCCAAAAAGATTTCTTCACGATTGCTAATGACAACACAACAGGTCGCGTTTGCTTCCAGCATGGAACGACAGCCGGCAATATTGTCACGGCGGTAATGCCTGTTTGTGACATTGGAAACCCAACTTACTCTGATGATTCGGGTATTCAACTCTTGTCAATTCCATATGTTCCAACTCCTACAGCAACAGGTAACGACGAGTTAGCTTTAGTCTTCCAGTAAATAATTGCTAAAAAGGTAAGCTCGGCTTAGATTAATACTTAGACATAGTAAATTTAATGGCTTTTACGTTAAAGACATCCGACAGTTATAAATGGCCTGTCTCTATTGATATTCCTGTTGATCATGGAAAGCATGAGCGCCGAACATTCGACGCTGAGTTTAAACGCATAACACAATCAAGAGTTAGGGAAATGGGCGAGATGATAGAGGCCGGTCAAATCACTGATGTTGAATTAGTCCAAGAAGTTTTAATTGGCTGGGATGGCATCAGCGACGAGGATGGAAACCCCGTTAAATTTTCTAATAATGCCCTAATTCAGTTATGCGAGATACCGATGGCGGCAACTGCTATTTCAAGAGTGTTCTTTGAAAGCATCGCAGGAGCAAAAAGAAAAAACTAATAGAGGCCGCCGAGTATTGGGTGGCCGGTGATAAAGACAACACAGAGGATTTAATGGGTGACGCTGCAATGATGGGCATCGCATTACCTGAACCGGAAAAGTCTCCAGATTTTGAAGTTTGGAAAGAGAATATTGATATTGTTAAATGTTTTCTATCAGTACAAAGCCAATGGAATACATCAGTAGGAGGGATAACGGGTTTAAATTATGTAAGCGTATTAGCTATTATAGATATGTATAAATATGATGAACCAATTGCCGTGTTCGAAGGTGTTCAAGTTATGGAAGCGGCGGCTATGGCTCTTATGAATAAGGAGGGTAAATAATGCCAAGGGGTGTTCCTGGCTCTGGTGGTTCTAAATATGGAATTACCATTGCAGCCAATGTAAAAGGCACGCAGAACATTAAGCGTCTTGGCAACTCCATGCAGGGAGTCCAGGGCAGAGCCAAAAATCTTGCAGGATCACTAAAAGGATTAGTTGGCCCGTTATTAGCAATAGGTGGCGCGGCGGCTGTATTTGGAACACTAAGAAAAAGCTTTCAAGTATTAGCAGAAAGGGAGGCGGATTTTGCAACCTTAGCTAATGGATTGTCAAGGGTTAGCACTGATGCTCCTAAAGCAGCTAAAGCCCTAAGAGGAATGGCTGATGAATTAGGTTTCAAAACTTTATTCGACGAGAAAGCATTTCAAAAAGGTTTTTCATTATTAACGAGCTTTAAAAATATTGGTCTTGATTCTTATGGCCGGGTAGCAGAAACGGCGGCGGATTTAGCGCAGATAAACCAAGTTGATTTAAAAAGTTCTTTCTTACAATTAGCAAAAGCTTTAAGTGATCCGACAAGAGGATTAACGGCTTTAAGTCGTTCAGGTGTGATCTTCACAGAAGAACAACGGAAGATGATTCTGGCTCTGCATGAGTCGGGGCAGGAAATGAAAGCACAAGCTGAAATCCTGAGAATTGTTGAGGGTAGTTATAAGGGAGCAGCAAGAGCAGCGGCTACAGGTTTAGCGGGTGCGTTTGATACGTTAGGGCAAAAGGTAAGAGACTTTAATGAAGCATTTGGGGGAGCCGCCGAGCCATTTATGGAGCCCTTAGTAAGGGCAACAACTGAAGTCTTTGATGTTGTAACTGATGGCCTAAATTTAATTAGTGATGATATGGTTGTCTTTGCTAAAAATATCGAAATAGCTTTAGGGCCTGTCTTTAAGTGGATTATTGAGAACTTGAAAAATATGTTCAAGTGGATGGATCAAGTTTTTGCAACGCAAAGGAATTTAGCAACTATTCAAGTAAAAACAGGTGATCAATTTAAAGAAGTTAGAAACAGCTTAATGCTTGATGCTAAAGGCATAGACGAAAGAACGGGAAGGTATGACCCAAATTCAGAAGCAATAAAAAGAGCAAAAGCAGAGGCCGGAACATTTACAGCAGAAGATATCCCTAAGTTTCTGGGGGCAGACTTTCATACTCAACATTTAATTGGTCAAGTAAAACCTTGGAAACATTTACTACAAAAGCATATAAATGAAGTCTTCCAAGAAAACGTGGAGACTTATGTTGAAAAAGAGCTAGGGCTTAAGTCTGTTAAACCAAAAATAGAAGAAGTAACACTTTCTTTAGAAGGAAACATACAAAAATTAAACGGATTAAAGACATCGGCTGATGGTGTTAAAGAAAGTTTCCGTGAAGCTTTTGGCAAAGACGTAAAAGGGAAACTAGATGCCTTTACTAATTCAATGAAAACTGTAGGTGAGTCGATGGGTGATATTTTCGTGAAATCAATTAAAGGAATGGAGGATGCTTTGGTGAATTTTGTGATGACCGGGAAATTATCTTTTAAGTCTTTAGCGAATAGCATTATTGCTGATATGGCTCGTATAGCAATACAACAGGCAATAACAGCACCGTTAACTGGTTGGTTTAAGGGATTATTCAGTGCGAAAGGAAACGCTTTTTCAGGGGGCCAACATTTAACGGCTTATGCAAAAGGCGGCGTGATAGATAGCCCTCATTACAAATACATGGCAAACGGGGGCATTGCCGTTGCTGGTGAAGGGTCTGGGGCAGAGGCGATACTACCTTTAAAACGTGGTAGGAATGGAATCTTAGGCGTAGAAGGTGGCGGTAATTCGACAAGTATTTCCGTTTCAGTTGATGCAACAGGCAGCAAAGTAGAAGGGGATGAGCCTAACGCTAGAGAATTAGGCAACCTAATAGCCGCTGCAATTCAATCTGAATTAATTAAGCAAAAACGAAACGGCGGCCTCTTAGCCCCTGCATAATTATGGCGACCTTCCCAAGCATTGAATCTGATTTCGGGATTGCTAAAAGCAGCAACCCACAGATCACTACAACGAGATTTCAAGACGGTTATGTTCAGAGAATTAAATGGGGCATGAATGTTGACCCTAAAACTTGGTCGCCTAGATGGAACAACATCACGGAAGCACAATCAGACACGATAGAAGCATTTTTAGAAGCGAGAGTTTCAGACGGTGATTCTTTTGCTTGGACTCCGCCCAATGAGTCAGCGGCAGGAAGATATGTTTGTGAATCTTGGAATAAAACGATGAACTATGCAGGCTTAGCAAATATTACAGCAACCTTTTTAGAAGTATTTGAACCCTAATGGCAATACCTGTATCTGAGTTACAGAAAAGAAATCCAAGCAACATTATTGAGCTTTTTCAGCTTCAATTGTCAACGGCAATTCATGGTACGAATACAACCTATTATTTTCATAATGGGGCTTCTGAAGATGGTTATAGGAATATTATTTTTGACAATCAAGAGTACACAAGGATGCCTATTGAAAGTGATGGCTATGAATACAATGGGCGGCAACTACCAAGACCAACTCTTCGCGTTTCAAATATTGCAGGTACAATCACAACCTTACTTTTGACATTACCTCAGGGATTAGAGGGTGCGAAGGTGACGAGAATTAGAACTCTTGAAAGATATCTCGACGCTGCCAATTTCGACGGGGGAGACATTTTATTAGAAAATAGTTCGAGTAATTTAATTGTGCAAGAAGATGATTCGCTTATCAATCAAGAGGAAGGGACTAACCCACATGGAACCCCAGATGCATCGGCAATATTCCCAAGCGAGGTTTATTTTATTTCTAGGAAAGTCACAGAGAACAGAGCGCTTGTTGAATTTGAATTAGCTGCAAGCTTCGACCTGGACGGCGTGCGAATACCCAAAAGGCAAGTCTTGCCGGCTGATTTCCCTGGTATTGGTTCGTTCTATTCCTAATGTGGAAAGATGATGCCTTAAAACATGCAAAGGCAGAAGACCCAAGGGAGTCTTGCGGTTTGTTGGTTGTAGTAAAAGGGAAGAAGAAATATTGGCCTTGTGAAAATCTAGCTGTTAACCCGGAAGATCAATTTATTCTCAACCCTATCAATTGGGCGGAGGCCGAAGACAAAGGCGGGGAAATTATTGCTGTTATCCATAGTCACCCAACAACAAGCCCTCAACCTTCGGAAGCGGATAAAGTCGCATGTGAAAAATCTGGACTTAAATGGTATATCGTTCAACCGAATTTAGACCAATGGGTTGAATATAAACCTTGCGGATTTAAAGCAAGCCTAATTGGGAGGTCGTGGGTATGGGGTGTTAATGATTGCTGGTCACTTTGTCGAGACTATTACCAGGAAGAATTAGGGATTGAGTTAGTGGATTGGGACAGGCCAAATGACCCTGATGATTTTATTAAAAGGCCAATGTTTGATACTTGTTTTGAAGCTACAGGTTTTAGGGAATTAAAGCCTGAGGAAGATTTGCAGAAAGGTGATTTGCTATTAATGAGCATTGGTAGCACAGGTTTAAATCATATTGGTGTCTACTTAGGAGAACAAATACTTTTGCATCATTTACAAAATAGGCTTTCAAGTCGTGACTTATTAGACGAATGGCTACTAAAATGCATAGGAAGGAGGATTCGACATGTTGCGTAAAGTTCGATTGTATGGAGACTTAGCAAAGTTTGTTGGCGAGCGTGTGCTAGAAGCTGACGTTGCTAACGCTGCCCAAGCATTAAGGTTCCTTGTCGCTAATTGGCCTGAGTTAAAGAATTACATGGCAGATAGAAGGTATAAAGTTGTTGCCGATAATTGGGACATAGAAAAAGAAGAGTTGTTTTATCCAACAGGCCAAAGTGATATAAAAATCATTCCTGTTATTGGTGGAGCTGGTGGAAACTGGGGAAAGGTTATTTTAGGAGTTGCTTTAATTGGTATTGGCTTTGCAGTTGGTGGTGGTGTCTTTGGTGCTTCCCTGGCGAAAAACTTAGGTGCTATTAGTTTTGTTAAAGGCGTAGGTGCGGCGGTGGCGTTAAGTGGGGTAGCTGGCTTACTAACTCCTGTACCTCCTATACCAGAACTTGCACAAGACCCGCGCAATAATTCGTTTAGCTTTAGCGGGATTCAGAACACTTCGAGGGCTGGTGTTTGCGTTCCTGTCATTTTCGGGGAGGTCATAACTGGCTCTGTTGTCATTTCGGCGGGTGTTGATACTCATCAGGTGGAAGCATGAGCATCGTCATTGGAGCTGGTAGCGCAACAGGCAAGGGCGGCGGTGGCGGTGGTGGCACTCCGACTGAGGCGAAAGATAATTTAGATTCAAAGCAATTTGCAAAAGTACTTGATCTCTTAGCTGAAGGTGAAATAGAGGGTTTAGTGGATGGGGCAAAATCTATTTATTTAAATAACACACCCCTACAGGATGTTCATGGTGCTTACAATTTTAAAGATGTTTCTTACGAGGTAAGAACAGGGACGTCAAATCAAACAAGCATCCCAATTACTGTTAATACAGAAACTACAAAAACAACAGGCTTAAGCACAATTGTCCAATCAACTCCGGGCGTTGTTCAGATTACAGACAGTGAAGTAGATGCAGTAAAAGTTATTGTCTCTGTTCCACAGTTACAGGAGATTTCAGACAAGGGAGATATTTTTGGAACAGAGGTTGAAATTCAAATACAAGTTCAATATAGCGGCGGTTCTTATGCAACAAAGATTTCAGGAGCATCAGGCAAAATTACAGGGCGAACGGGTGATTTATATGCCCGTGAGTATTTAGTGAATTTAGACGGTGCTTTTCCTGTCAATATAAAACTCATAAGAGTTACAGCCGATAGCGGAAGTTCAAAGCTAACAAATGCGATTCAGTGGAACAATTATGTAGAGATTAAATACGACAATCGGACTTATCCGAATAGTGCTTTAGTTGGCATACGTGTAGACGCGGAGCAATTTACCAGCATTCCAACTAGGAAATACCGTATAAAGGGGCAGAAAGTCCAAATTCCGCACAACGCAACTGTTAGGGCTGATGGAAGCCTTTCTTATTCAGGAACATTTAACGGGACATTAGGGGCAGCGCAATATACAAATGATCCGGCTTGGTGTTTATATGCGCTTTTGACAAGTTCACGTTTTGGGCTTGGTGATCATTTAGAAGCATCAGAACTTGATAAGTTTTCTTTTTATTCGGCTAGTCAATATTGCGGCACTCAAGTTGATGATGGGACAGGAACAGGGTCAACAGAACCACGTTTTGCAATATCGGCAAATTTACAAAATCAACAAGAAGCTTATAGCGTCGTCAATCAAATGTGTTCTGTATTTAGAGCCATGCCTTATTGGGCAGCGGGATCTTTAGAGATTACGCAAGATAGCCCAGCCGATGCGAGCTATTTATTTACTCTTGCTAATGTTTTACCCCCTGGGTTCGTTTATTCGAATACAAGCCAAAGGACAAGGCCAACCGTTGTTGTTGTTAAATATTTAGATCTGGAATTGATGGATGTAAATTATGAAGAAGTCATTGATAGTGCAAACCTGGCAAGATATGGCCGAGTAGTTAAAAACATTGATGCTTTTGGGACAACTTCAAGGGGCCAGGCTAATCGTCTTGGTAAATGGCTTTTATATGAAGAAAACTTAGAAAAGGAACTGGTCAATTTTACAACTTCGGTTTCAGCCGGTGTAATCGTTAGACCTGGGCAAGTTATAGAAATAGCTGATGAGATGAAAAGCGGAACCCGTCGCGGTGGTTTAACCAAAAGCGGTGCAACAACAACCGCCGTTCCTGTTGATGATATTACGGGCATTAGTTATACAGTGAGCGCCTCTTTATCTGTTGTCTTGCCTGATGGGTCAGTTGAGAAGAAAACAGTCAGCGGTATTTCTTCCAATACGATTTCTGTTGTGGGTAATGCTTTTAGTTCAGCGCCTAATGAAAATAGTATGTGGGTATATGAAACAACTGATATCGAGTCTTCCCAATGGCGTGTTTTAACTGTTGATGAACAAGACAGAGCAACTTATTCAATAACAGCTAATGAATATCACTCTGGTAAATATGCACATATAGAATCAAATATTGCTTTAGTTAAAAGAGATATAACTAACTTAGATGTTCCCCCTCCAAGCCCTTCAGGTCTAATAGCTACAGAAACAATCTATGAAAATACAGGAATTGCCAGAGTAAAAATTATACTTAGTTGGACGAGCGACAATGACAACGCTTATGTTCGTTGGAGATATGAAAACGGTAACTGGGTAGGTAGGGCAATAGAAGGATCAAAGACCTATGAAATATTAGACACTGTTGATGGAAATTATAGGATTGAAGTTTATAACGTTAGCGCGTCTGGGTTAAGGTCAACTCTGCCAGCGCAGTTAAGTCCTTTTGTAGCAGAAGGAAAAACAGCTTTACCCCAGCAAGTCACGGGCGTAAGTCTTTTACCTATAGATGAAGCGAGCGCAATTCTTAGCTGGAATAGAGCGACGGAACTTGATGTTTTATTGGGTGGCAAAACGCTTATAAGATTTGCACAGGTAACAACCGGGGCGACTTGGCAGAACTCGCAAGAAATCGGGATTGTTGCCACAGGATCACAGACACAGAAGCAAGTCCCTTTAATTGATACAGGTTCTTATCTTTTGAAATTTGAAGATGATGGAGGTCGTCGATCAGGCACGCCGGGTAGTAGTGATTCAGATTGGAATGATTCAAGGGTGACGATTGATTACCCAGCTCCATCAGAAAGGTTATTACTTCAAACAATTGATGAACATACAGCTAACTTTGCGGGGACAGATTCTAATACTGAATTTGATGCAAGCCTGGACGCTTTAAAATTAACTGTAACTAATAACGCTACGGCGGCATCGGGTGAATATACCTTTGCAAATGCTGTTAATTTGACTCAATCTTATTCTGTTAATGTTCGCAGGAATTTAAAAGCATCAGGATTTTTCTTAAATAGTTTATGGGATACAAGAACAGATTCAATTGACGGCTGGGGGCTAATTGATTCAATAGGTTCTGACCAGGCCGACAAAGTTAATTGCAACGTATATCTAAGGACTAGCCTTGATAATTCAACATGGACAACATGGCGAGAATTTACGAATGTTTTAGTTAAAGCAAGGCATATACAATTCAAGGCAAAACTAACCTGTTCCGATACGAACCAACATCGCAGCAAACGGGTGATTTTTATGAATTGGCAAGCATCACAAGAACAGGTTTTCAAGTAACCTTTAAGAATGGTAGTGCTGCCGTTGCTCGTCCTTTTGTATGGGCTGCGTCAGGTTTCGGTAAGGAGGTTACTTAAATGAGCAATACACACGACTTTAATATCGGAAATGCAAACGGCCTAAATTTTAGAAATGACCTTAATAGCGTTTTAGCAGATATTCAATCGACCAATTCAGGTTCATCAGCTCCTTCCACTACTGTCGCGGGTAAATTGTGGATTGATACGACTAACAATTTAATTAAGCTCAGAAATAATAGTAATAATGGCTGGGTCACAATTGGCTCAAGCAATACAGCAAATCTAGGTTTAGCTTCTACTGCCTCCCCTTCTTTCAGCGGAACTCTCACATCAGCCGGGGATATTGTTTGCACAGGTACAGGATCATTACAATTACCAGCTGGAACAACAGCGCAGAGGCCAACGGGTGCAACTGGTGATCTGCGATTTAATAGCACAATAAGTAAGGTAGAAACTTATACAGGCTCTACATGGGAAAGCGTCGGTGGGGTTCCCGCTGGGTCTGTTGTATCTTTTGCTCATACAACTCCGCCTAGTGGTTGGCTTGAATGTAATGGGGCCGCAATTAGCCGTTCAACTTATGCAACACTCTTTGCCGCGATTGCTACAACCTGGGGGGCGGGTAATGGCTCAAGTACTTTCGATCTCCCAGATTTAAGGGGTGAGTTTGTTCGCGGTTGGGATAATTCGAAAGGTACAGATAGCGGGAGAAATATGAACGCAACTGTTCAAACCGATCAGAATAAATCACATAATCACTCTGCTAGCATTTCTGACCCAGGGCATACACACCAAGGTCGAGGCTTGACTCTAAACAATGTCTTTGGTGGTGTTGGTGTAACGCTTGGTAGTGGTCAGAGTTACACAGTTGGCCT